TGGCGGATGAATATGCCAAGCGAGGGCAAGACTGGGAGACACAACTTCGCCAACGGGCGAAGGAAATCGCACTCATGTCGGAGCTTGGTCTAGCTACCGAGACGGTTACTCCCACCACCAATCAGGAAACTACCGATGTCCAAGACGAGGAAGTCCCAGCCGATGACGCTTAAACCCCAGCAAACCCAAAGCCAGCTGAGCATCTCGGCAACTGCGGTGTTCGACATCGATGCCTCTGCCGATGGTTCCACTCCGGCAGCGCTGCCCAAGTTCCGCATGGTCGCCTACACCGGTGGCCCAATGCGAGTATCGGGTTGGCGTTACCCCGTGATCATCGATCTGGCTGGTATGTCGATCCCCTCACAATCTCGGCCGATTCGCTTTGGACACGATCCACTCTCGGGTGTCGGGCACACCGATGCGATCCGAGTCGAAAGCGGCCAACTGATCGCCACTGGCGTTGTCTCGCGGGATACCCCCGCAGCACGTGAGGTGGTGGTCAGTTCCAAGAACGGATTCCCCTGGCAAGCCTCGGTGGGTGCCGGTGTGGATGAATTCGAATTCGTCAAAGAAGGTCAGAAGGTAACCGTCAACGGAACGCAATACAGCGGACCGGTGAACGTCGTCCGCAAGTCCTCCCTTGGTGAAATCAGCTTTGTAGACCTTGGTGCCGACGGAGCAACCAGCGCGAGTGTCGCAGCTCAGGCATCTTCAAACTCTGGAGAACCAAACATGGACGATCCGCAAACCCCAGTTCAAGACGATGCCAATCCAACTCCAACCACTCCCGTTGTTCCTAACCAGACAACCCCAGAACCCGTGACAACGCAAACGGAAGTCACTGCGGCTATTGAAGCCATGCGAACAGCGCATGCAAGTGAACTTGAACGGATCGCTGGGATTCGTCGAATCTACAACGGTGCTCTTCCTCAACTGGAAGCCCGTGCAATTCGCGAAGGCTGGAACCTGGAGAAGGCGGAACTTGAGAAGATCCGAGCTAGTCGACCTGCAGTTCCCGCGATCCACGTCCAGCAAAACACCATCAACGCTCCGGTCTTGGAAGCGGCTTGTTACCTCGCAGCCAATCTCTCGAATGTCGAGGAGATCGCCGACGAGCCTTCGCTCGAATTGGCAGCACGTCGATTCCGAGGGGGCATTGGTCTCCAGGAGTTGCTGCTCGAAGCAGCTTGGGCGAATGGTTACTCGGGTCGAAACTTCCGAGACCATCGGGCGGTGATGCGAGCGGCCTTTGGCAACTCCATTGAAGCCAGCTCGGTAAGCAACATCGACATCGGTGGCATTCTCTCGAACGTAGCCAATAAATTCCTGCTCGATGGTTTCTTCAGCGTTGAGCGAACGTGGCGAAACATCTGTGCGGTGCGCAACGTTTCGGACTTCAAGACCGTGACGAGCTACCGACTGATCGGGAAGGACCAATACGAATTGGTCGCTCCGGGTGGTGAGCTCAAGCATGGGAACCTTGGTAACGAGAGTTACACCAACCGAGCCGACACCTACGGCTTGATGATGGCCGTCGACAGACGAGACATCATCAATGACGACCTGGGGGCGATCACCACGGTGCCAAGAAAACTCGGTCGTGGCTCGGGCCTGAAGATCAATGACGTATTCTGGACGATCTTCATGAACAACAGTGCGTTCTTTACCGCAGGTAACAAGAACTTCCTGACCGGTACCGACACGGTCCTCTCCATTGATGGATTGACCAAGGCCGAAGTTGCCTACTACGACCTGGTCGATTCCGACGGCAAGCCGATCGGGACGATGCCTGCGATCATGCTCGTGCCAACCGCATTGTCGGCGATCGGATCGCAACTCTACAAGTCGCTGGAGATGCGTGATAGCACGGCCAATGCTCGTGTTCCGATCACCAACCCGCACGTCGGCAAGTTCCGTGTGGAAGTCAGCCGGTACCTGGCCAACGCTCTCTATACCGGCAACTCATCGAAGGCTTGGTACCTGATGACCGATCCAAACGACCTGCCTCTGATCGAGGTAGCGTTCCTCAACGGTCAAGAAGCTCCGACCATCGAAACGGCCGATGCGGACTTCAACGTGCTGGGCGTTCAGATGCGTGGTTACCACGACTTCGGTGTCGCACTTCAAGATCCACGTGCAGCCATCAAGTGCAAGGGCGAAGCATAAGCCTCGCCCAGCACATCTTTCCAAGTTTCATTCGATCCATCAGTTGAGGTTTAGCTCACCATGCCACAAGCAACGTTCATTCAAGAAGGTCATTACATCGATCACACCCCGGTTAGCGCTTTGGCATCTGGGGATGTGGTTGTCCAAGGGGATCTGGTTGGCGTTACAGTTCGCCCCCTGGCAGCCGGGGAAGTCGGCTCGCTGGCAGTCGACGGTGTCTTTGATTTCAACAAGAACACCGGCGTCGCCTTCACGGTCGGCACCATCTTGTACTGGGACGACACCAACAACGTTGTGACCACGACTTCGGCGGGCAACAAATCCATTGGCAAAGTGGTCCGAGCAGCTGCTTCCGCAGATACGACCGTTCGGATGCGGCTAAGTCAATAACGCGTGATTTGGCCGGCGTTTCACACCACCATCTCGTTTCCATTTCATCGAAGGGATCACTATGAAAAGCAACCTGTTTGCACTCGCTGTTTTGATCGCTGCATCGTTTGGCAGCGTCGTTTTTGCCCAAGATCGGAACTGCCCTGATGGCAATTGTCCGATTTTACAAACCGCCCCCAGTACGATCGTTCTGGATCCGCTGAAAGAAAACCTGACGATTGAGACATCGCGATCAGGGTTTAGAACTCAGGCTCAGAGTCTTGATCGATTTGATCAGGTCATTCGAGCAACGGTCCGAGTTACGGTGAGCAACGTTTGTGGAAGCGGTACCGTCGTTGGCCGAACGGCCGAAGGCAATGCAATCGTTCTTACCAATGCCCATGTGGCTGGCACTAAGCGTGGTCGTGTGGTCAACGTCGAACGATGGAACACGAATGGAGCGAGCGAACGAGGAACCGCAGCGATCATTGCTTCGGGGTATGGTCGTGGCACCAGCGTGGACTTTGCTCTTCTAAAGTGCAGCGGAGATTTCGCCAAAGATGTCGATCCAATTCCTTTAGCCGATCGTTACCCGAGCGACCAATCGTCGGTAACGACCTTTGGAAGCCCTCGGTGCGAGTGGCCAAGCCTGCAGGTTCTTCGGCTCAATCGCAAGGAGGGACAAATCCTCTCTTGGAAACCCGAAGCCATCGGAGGTCGAAGCGGTTCAAGCATCATCGACTATACCGACGAGGGACCACGCGTGGTTGGGCTTCTTACCTGGGCCGGTGGCGGTGAAGGCTTGGGGCAATCGACTCCGTTTCTTCTGAGTGCGATGCGAGGCAAGCTTCCTGCAACCCTCGAAGGACTTCCAGCGGGTGCTCGCGAAGTCAGCTGCCAAGTCGACGAAAGTCAGGAAATCGTCCAGGTTCCCTCGACGATCTATGGTGAGCCGATGCAGGTTCCATTGGGATTCTTGGCAGCGACGGAGCCTCAAGATGATCTGATCGATTCGATCGTCGATCGCCCAAAGCTTAGACCTGCACCCAAAGATCCTGATGACTCTGGCGTAATCACTGATCGAATCACCAACCGAATCAAAGAGCAATATATGTGGAGCACATCCACCGTAGTGGCAACGTCGGCCGGATCGAGCATCGCGATTCTCTTAGCACTCCAGTATGGCCTGCCGGTTGTGCTTCAAGCGATCCGCAATGCCAGGAAGCAACGCGGAAACGCTGTGCTGGACGATGAGCAATTCAAGAAGCTGATGGATCAGTACCAAAACCTTCTCAAGCTATTGGAGCAAAACAACACTCCCCCGACGACCAAACCGTAAAGGGGAGCGTAATGGCCGATCTGCTTCGCGCTGGCCAAGAGTGGCTAGCCAATCAGCTCAAAACCCACGCTTCCAACACAGTGGTTTATGTGCGGGGAGCCAACCAAGTAAGCGTCTCGGCCATCATCGGCCGGACGCTGATGAAACTCGAAGACGGTTACGGTGGGGTTCACATGCAATGGACCGACCGTGACTTTCTCGTTCCACCATCGGAGCTCGTTTTAGCTGGAACGGAAACCTTGCCAGAGCGTGGTGACACGATCCGGGAAACCTACCAAGGCAAAGTCTACATCTACGAGGTCAACGCTCCTGGGAGCGAGCCACCTTGGCGATGGTCCGACCCACACCGAAGACTTCTCCGCATTCATACCAAACAGATCGGAATTGAGTGATGCCCGCAAGTATCGTCGCCATCGCAGATGCAGTGACCGCAGAGCTGAACGGAAATTCGTTTAGCCAGTCGTTTACCGCACAGCGGCTTTACTTGCCGGTCTTCGATCTGCAAGGAATGTCCACGTTGAAGGTTACTGTGGTTCCCAAGGGGATCACTAGCCAATCGTTGGATCGATCGCGAGACAGCTTCGATTACCAGATCGATGTTGCGATTCAAAAGAAGGTCGCCAACGAGATCGCAACCATCGATGCGCTGATGCTCTTGGCCGAGGAGATCGGAGACTACTTTCGAACCAATCCACTATCGAGCTACCCAGGTGCTCGCTGCATGAACGTCGAAAACACTCCGGTCTACGCACAAGATCATTTGCAGGAATTGCGTCAATTCACCAGCGTTCTGACTCTTACCTTTCGACTTTGGAGATAACCGATGACGACCGGTGATATTGGCCCATACCGCATGCAGTTCACCAATTCGCGTGGTGTCACCCGTGAGATTCCTGGCTTGGATGACGTGGACGATATGTTCAAGGTTAAATCAATCCAGAAGAAGTTCCGAGACTCGTGGACTCGGACACTGACTGACCTTTGGGAAGTAACCGCAAGCGGAGGTTCCACCGCATCGGTCTCAGGGGGAGTTCTGACCATTGCATCGGGTACGACTGCAGGCGGTTATGTCGAACTGCTCTCCAAGGAAACATTCACGATTCCCTTCCGAGCAATGATCGCTGTGCAGTCGGGCGCAACTCGCCAAGCCAACACGCACCATATCATCGAAGCCGTATCGGTGGATTCCACTACCGGGATTCCGGATGGGAAGCACAGCCTTAGCATGGACATCGGTGGGGCTGCCAACACGACTGTAACCAATATGGTTTACAGCGTGCAGAACGGAGGTCTGGTTCCGATCGCTTCGGCGGCGTCTGCGATTGTGTCGACGGCCACTTATTCGATTCTCGAACTCGAACCATTCTCCGATGAGTGCTACTTCCACTCCCGCGTGATGGACTCCGCGACGGGACGAGCCAATTCCTACGTCCGGCATCAGCAGATTCCGGATCCGACAGCCTCCTACAAGATCCGGATTCGATCGTCGAACCATCAAGGATTCAAGGCGGTATCCAACGCAATCGCCGGTCCTGGCAACGTCATTCGGCTCACATCGACTGCCCATGGCTACACGGGAACGCCGACGATTTGGGTGGAATATCTCAATGGTGTCACCAACAACGGTGCCGCCATTCGTGGAAATTACTCCGCGACGGTGATCGATGCTAATACGATCGACTTGACTGGTACGGTCTTTGGTGGTGCATATGTTGTAGGTTCTGGGCAAATCGCCCTCGCAGCCGCGCCAGCAGCCAACATTAATTTCCAATCCCAGTTCATCAATTGCCAGGATTATGCGGAGCTGACCGCAGAAGTAACCGCGGGCCGAGGTCAAACGGTTGTCGGACAAGGTCTAGGAGTGATCCTCACTGGAGCGACCGCAACCACGACCAACATTGGAACGGTCACGGCAAACGTTGCTGGCCAAGCGGCTCACGATGCAGTCATCACCGGTAACCCCGTTCGGATGGCGGCCCGAGCTCTCACGGCAGCCTACGCGAGCGTCGCCACCGGGGATGTGGCGGATCTGGTTTCAACGCTTCAAGGGGTTTTGGTAACGCGACCTTGGCAAATCCCAGAACTCGAATGGTCGTATGTCGCAGCGTCCGGTGGTGTGATCAATACCACCGATGTTGTGATCGCAGCGGCAGCCGGTGCAGCTCTTCGTCGCTACATCTGCTCGATGCAACTCTCGAACAACTCCGCGGTTGCCACCGAAGTCGTACTCAAAGACGGTGCAACGATCATTTGGCGAGGCCATTTGCCAGCGAATGCACCGATGTCCGAGATCATCTTTGAGAACCCACTCAAAACGACAGCTAATACGGCATTGAACTTCGCGTGCATCACCACCGGTGCAGTGGTTTACGTCAACGCACAAGGATTCACGGCACCGTAAACCATGATCGACGTCAAAGTCACCACGAAAAAATCATTCGACAAGGTCAAAGCCAAGTCTCAGCAAGGCAACTTCAAAAGCCTGGGACATGCGGCTGCGTCGATTCGTTTGATTGCTCGTCGGTCGATTCGGCGGCGACAGACCGCTGCGATGCCAGGCAGCCCACCCAATACGCGTCGTGGCCAACTGAAGCGTTCGATCATGTACTCCCTGGATAAACAGAGAGGTGTGGCCCTAATCGGACCAGACTTTGATGTCGTGGGAGCCGCGGGTAAGGCGCACGAGTTTGGCGGCAACTTCCGACGAGAGCGTTACCCAAAACGACCGTTCATGGGGCCAGCACTAGAGAAAGTCAAAAACCGCTTGCCCTCGATGTGGGCAGGAAGCATTCGTTAAGGAGAAAACACGATGCCAGCCAAACTAGGACTCGATGCAAAGCTTTACCGTAACGCCGGGACGTACGCGGCTCCCACTTGGGACCTCGTCGGTAACGTTCGAGATTTGACGCTGAACCTGGAAACAGGAGAGGCCGATGTATCAACCCGCGGAAATAACGGCTGGCGGGCGACCGTCGGCACCCTCAAGGACGCTTCGCTTGAATTTGAGATGGTTTGGGATACAGCCGACTCAGACTTCGGTGCCGTGCGCGATGCATTCCTGAACAACAACACGGTGGAATTCGCCGTGATGGATGGACTGATCACCGGAGCGGGCAGCACCGGATCTCAAGGACTGCGAGCCACGTTTCGTATCGCCAGCTTCTCGCGCAATGAAGCGCTCGAAGAAGCGATCACCGTTTCGGTCACTGCCAAGCCAACCTACTCGGCCAATCCACCTAGCTGGATGACGGTTGCCTAATCCCTTTTCGTTTCTCTAGCTTTCGGTAGACGTTTAGAAAATGCATAGTTTTGTGGATAACTCCCGACGCACCTGGGAAGTCGCGATCAACGTAGCGGCCGTCAAGCGGATCCGTGGATTGCTAGGAATCGATCTATATTCACTGGTCGACGACGGATTCAAGTCACTCTCGAAACTCGTCGCGGATCCGGTCTCTCTGGCCGACGTGCTGTATTGCTTGTGCAAGGATCAAGCCGACAAGCAATCGATCACCGACGAAGATTTCGGAAGAGCACT